CCCTTGAATTGTATGTTCTGCCTCGCCATATAATCTACTTTTATTCCTCTTGCTTCCCCCTCTCAGAGGGGGATTAAGGGGGAGTTACGCTGCTTGTTTCATCGGGTTCATCAATCCGTTCATCAGTCCGTTGCCAAGTGTCTGCGCCTGCTGCTGCGGCAATCCCTGCTGCAACGCCGCCAGCTGCTGTGCGTCGGCCTGTTGTTGCATCATGGCGGCTTTCTGCTCGGCTATCACCTTCAGGGCCTTCTCCTTGAACTGCTGCGGCCAGTTGCCAACCTGCAACAATGCCTGTGCATCTATCGCGCCCTTCTCGAAGATTTGCAGGGCCACTTGGTTGCTCACCGTGGCTGCGGTCTCCATGTCGTCGCTGTTGATGATGGTGACTTCATAATCCAAGTCCTCAAGCAAGCGACGGTCGAAGCGTCTGACCTCGCCATACGACGAACCATAGGTGTTGATGGGTCTGCCATCCTCCCAGTACTGGTTGATGATGGAGAGCTTCGTATAGGCCACGCGCTTGGTGAACTCGCTGAAAGCCTCCAAGACGGCACGGAGCATGGTGTTCGAGTTGGCCGCCTGCTGGGCGTACAGCGAACCCGACTGTCCCGAAAGGGCGTCCTTGCCTTGTGCCGCGCCGTGAACGCCCGAAATATCCTCCATCAAACCCAACTGCATCGAAAGGGCGGTGTCGATACCCACGTTGGTAGAGGTGTTCGACACCTGCTTTGGCGGCTGGCCTCCCAACGAGCTGTCCCAAAACACCACACCGTCCGGGTCGCTCCATTGCTGGCGAATCTCCTCCTGCGTCTGCTCGTCGTTTTCCTCAAGGGATTGCTTGTCCATGAGCAACGCACCTTTTGCGGTGGCACGGATGGCGATGTCGTTCAAGGTCACAAGTCGGTTGATGTACTTCTGCTGGGGAATGACATCCGCGATGTAGCTATGTACTTCTCCGTTCACATAGGGATATTTGGCCACGGTGATGGGACAACCGCACTCATAAGGCGACACATATTCATCAATGACGGTGGCATGAGGGGTGAGGAACTTCACGTACCAGTAGGTATCGATGAACTCACCCGTTCCGTCAAACATGCCATCCTTGCCGTATTGTCCATAGTCGATGTAAACCACTTCATCATCCGGGATGCCAAGCTCGATTGCCTCCTTCCGTCTGCGCTCGTTCTCTTGCAGCACCGTAAGGCCATCGTATTCGTCAAGACGGAACTTGTCAACGCTCTCCACCTTGAACGGGTCGTTCAGTCGGGCAGGGTCGTAGCAAAGCCACATCGTCTTGATTTCCTTCGTCCAAATCTCGTAGAAACGCCAGCGGGTCGGGTCGTTGTTGGCGTAGAAGTCGAGGTATTCGAGGCGGTTGCGCTCGTTGTTGTCGATTTGGTTCTCGCGCATGTGCTCGTAGGCATGGTTGCCATACTCTTCCTTGATGTCGCGCATTGTTTTTGGTCCGATGCGGATGCCGAACTTGGCAAGGAAATCCAACGGTTTCACGTCATGGATGATGCCGATAAGGCTGATGTCCTCCATCAACGGGTCGTTCATGGTGCATTCAATGGCTACCTTACGAGGGTCGTAGAGCTTGGTCTTGCTGTCGTATCTTCCGCTCGATGTGCGCTCATACGATTCTCCCATAACGGCAATGCCTCTGATAAGGAAGTTCTCGACGGCATTGGAAAGCTGCGTACTCATGGAGTTGTAGCGTCTGCGCCAGTTGGTGGTCAAGGCTCTTGAAAGCATTTCCGCACCCGGCGCACTCTCGCTGTTGAACGGAAGACAACGCGGCTCCGACTTCTGACCAAGGTAGTTTCCCTTCACTGCGGTAATCAGTCTGCGTGTCACGTTGTTGGTCAACGGAACCTTGCCACGCTTGATAAGGTACGCCCTTTCGGTCATCCACTCGCCATCGTAGTAGGTCAAATCTCCCCATTGGTCGCCATACACAAAACGGTGGCAACGTTCGCCTTCCTCATGCACAGGGCGGTCGTTTTCCCATGCAGTCTCCATCCTATGCAGCAAGTCGGGGTCTCGATGCGTGTCGTCCGTCTGCTTCCTCCGTTCTGCAACGCTGTCAAACTTCGGCTTGTTGCCTTTCTTCGGCATCACCGCCGACTTCCTTATATATTTGGTTTTCGTAGCCATATCTCTTCAAATTATGTCTTTTCAGATAAGCATTATCAACAATCCCACAACGGCACCTATCAACGTGGCAACGAGGTCTTTCCATGACGGAACGCCTTGGTGGCCATAGTCCCACCACTCCTTCGACAACGCGGCCACGGCGGCAGCGGCAAGGCCGAGAAACCACGACACAAGCGGGATGCACCGTAGCGCAAGCAGCCCGTAGGCCACCTGCGCTATGACCATGCCGCAAATGAAATGCAGAAGCTTGTCAGCCTTGATGCTGTAAAGCCATTGTTTCAGCCGTTTCATAGCGTCGCCCAGCCGAAGATAATGCTAATCAGTAAAGCGATGCCAGTACCGATGGCGTTGCCGATTGTAATCGGAAACCAATACCAAGGCGTCCACTTGTCGTGCTTCACAAGTGCACGGATTGCCTCGATGACAGGAAGCAGAACGAAGCTGCCAAGTAGCAGCACCATCAGCAGGTAATACATGGCGTCGCCTTTCCATCCGAGGGCGGCAAAGACCGTAACGAGGATGGTTGAGATAAGGATGCACCACAGATGCACCACGTTGGCCTTGATTGTGTCGCCGAGGCAAACGGCGTGCTCGTTGAGCCAGATTGCAATTTTCTTCATGATTATCTCCTTTATTTTTAATAGGTTCCGTTCCAAATTCTATGTACCACGCCCTTCCTCAGCTCGCAAGTCCACTTGATTTCCCCAAGCAACTTGTTGGCCTTGGCCGTCGTGTATTCCGTGTCGCTCACGCTCACCTTCTCCAGCCATTGGCAAATGATGTAATGCACAATGTAATTCTCCATCTTCGTCTTTAGCGACTGTTGCAGGGTGTTTCTCCAGTTCTCGGGCATCGAAAGATGGAACACGTTGCCAATAGTACCCTCCGTGATGTCCTCGCAACCGCTTACATACGGCTCGATGCGCCGCGTGATGTTCCCGATAGCCTCGTTATAATACTCATAGACAAGGTTCCTGTCCTGCTCAAAGTCAATCTCAGGCTGCATGTTGTTCACATACTGGGTGTTCTGCCCGTCGAAACGCGCCTCTGCCATCTTGTTCAAGGTGCTTACGACAGTCCCGACGATGGCGTCGCGCCCAATCGTTATGTCAAACTCTATCGGTACGGGTCTGCGGAAAAAGTTGCTCATTGCGGTGTCCCTTTCTTGTATAGTTCATTCATGAGGTTTGTGACATCTGTCTGAAGCCTCGTTATGTATATCGCCGCCTCGGTGGGCGCGCTTGCGTTGTACCAGTCGGCCAGCATACCGTCAAGGATATAGGCCTTTGCCGTCGAAAGCAAGGTGTCCGTGTTGCCTGCCCAACGGCTGGTGACGACGAACGCGACGGTCACGTTGTCGCCCGAGGTGCTGATGGTGGCACCGAAGTCGTGCATCAGGCCGGCCACCTCTTTCAGGCGTTTGTCGAAGTTGTTGTCCACCAACAGCGCGTCGGCGGCATCGTCTATCCTGTCCGATTTCACGTTACGCACAGCCTTGGCGTTGTCCGCGCCCTCTATGGCGTTGGCATACTTGAATACCAGCACTTCAAATTCGGTCTTGACCCCTGATTTCGATATGACAATACTTTGGTTCATCTGCGTTCCTCCTTATGAGACTGCGGGTTTTCTCAGCGAATAGACGTTCTTTCTTATCTTCTTCTCGTCCTCTGCAAGGCGGTTGCCGTACATCGGGGCCTCGTTGGGTGCCGTGGCGGTCAGCCAGTCGTGCATCATGGCGTCGAGGATATACTTCTCCATCGCGGCCTTCAGCGTCGTTTGGCTGCCTCCCCAGCGGGCCGACATCAAAAGCGTTACCACCTTCGAGCCTGCCGTTTGGCTCACGTCTGGGGCGAAGTCGCTCAGGAAGTCGATGGCCTCCTGTGTCCTCGCCTCCCATGAATCATCAATCACGCGGGCATCCACGGCGTTGGTGGCCTTCGACGACTTGGTGTTATACACCAGCTTGAAGTTTTCCGCGTTCTCGATGGATGATCCGTATTTCCACAGCAATGTTTCCATCGAAGTGGCTATGGTGTCCTTTAATATGGTGATGACAACGGTCTGCATATCTCTAAACTCTAAACTCTAAACTCTAAACTCTAAACTCTAAACTCTAAACTCTAA